TAAAGTAATTTGCTTGATATGATTTAACATTGTAACCTGAACGGCGTGTGTTAAACAATAGCATACCTGTTGGGTATAATGCTGCATCAGGAGCATCTAGGTCTAAGTAATCACTAGACAATAAGCTAACGATACTTGGGATAGGATCATCAACTACATTTGTGTTATTGTTAGTTGCCCAACGTGCATCAGCAAATACCACACCCTTACTGCTTGTTTGATCGGCGTTGTCTAACAATACCCACATGTCTGTCAAGCTCACAGTATCATATTCCCAACGACTGATAATTGGATATATTTCCAAATCACTTGTATCAATCCACAAGTCACCGTATGCTAATGCAGTTGAACCATCACTTTGAGTTGTTGGTGCAGTTGCAGAAATTATAGGACCGTTTGGATCAGTTGCATTAGTGCCGGTTGGGGTTGGGAAACCAGTAGTATCGTAATTTATGTTGCGATAACCATTCCACTGTCCACCAGATTGAACCATAATATCAACTTGATCTATCACACTCCAGAACCAATTTGTACCATTAGATGGAGCTGCTACCGGAGCACCTTCATTTGCAGTAAACACTAATGGAACCCAGTTACTAACTTGAGTAGATAATAGTGTGACAGCCGTGCCACTGACTACAGTAAGTGCTGTAACAACCCCGCCACTCACTGAAACAACTTCTAATACTAAATTATTTGTAGTAGCTGCCCCGCCTAGTAATGCTCCACTAACAGTTATAGTATTACCTACTGCATATGATGTTCCACCGGCAGTTACGCCGGTCCCTGTTAGAGAATATATACCGTGACTTTGAATAGCTGCTTGTATAGTCAATCCTGATCCACTTCCACCAGTAGTAGCTATACCAGAAAAATTTGTAACGGAGCTTGATAATGCCCCACCGTATTGAACAAACGGAGTATCTTGCTCAACAAATCCAGCTTGTGATAGTATAGTAGCAGAAAACCCTTGATTAGCTCCAGCTGTTAATATAAAATCATTCATTATAATTTCGCCACCTTCAGTATGTACTAATTGAACAGCACCGTCAGTAGTTACCAATGCAGTTGTATAAGAGATACCCGCAGCTAACCAAGCAGTTACAAATTGTGTCGGAGTGCAATCATCAGGAATAGTAACAGTATATTGACTTGACAATGCAGAACTATTTGGTATACTAGTTTGAACAAAAATACTTGCTGTTGACAAAGTATACGGTAACGCTATTGTAAAATCTGTCTCAGTGCCGGTTGCCACTGTTGGACCTGTTGCTGATCTTTTCCATAAATATATAGGATCTGTTTTGTTATTAAAAGGCGCGTCAGCATCATATTGTGCGTAGACAGTGCCTACTGGAATAGCTTTTCCACCGGTAGCGTCAATAGTTGCATCTGCTTCCTGGTTACTGGTAGCCAATGTTACAGATTTTGCGTTCCAAGCCCCAGTAACTGAATTATATTCAGAAACAACCGGGGTCAAGCCAAGACCTGCACTGCTAGCTTTAATCCATACTGAGCCAGTTGGATGTGGATATGTTTGACTACTTGACCATAACGGCATTTCTGCTGAAGTACCATATACAACTTGAGGTTGATAGTAATTTTGTGCAGTTAGACCTATATCAGCTAACACTGTTCCGGTACCAGAGATTCCAAGATATTGATTACCGGTGGTTGAGGGTTGAGTAGACAATATGACTAATTTACCTGATACTACGCTTGCAGTAACAAAGGAGTATCCCAATGTATTGATAACATTTGCAACACCTTGAACACTATTATTAGGGGATACAGGAACTGTAATTGTAGTAGACCACACCCCACTTAAATTAATAATTAAAGTGTCACCGGCAGTTAGTGTAGGGTTAGAATTTGTACCTTGAACAGTTGGCCATTCACTTTGCCAAGTAGTGCTTCCCAATACTGTCCAAGTATTAGCACTAGTTTTGTAATAATATTGTTGATATGTTTCATCAGCTTGAACAGTAGCATTAATTGCATAATCACCAATATTACCTAAACTATTAATAGGGGTACCGGAAGTTAAATATGCTGAATCTGTTATAACAATTGGAGTTACTGGTGTAAATTGTCCGGTTGTTGCATTAAACTGGAAGATACCCCATGTAGTGGTAGTAGTATCTAACCAATATGCACCATTTAATGGATCACCTGAAGGACGACCAACTGAACCTACTAGTGATGCTAAATCAATATCAGCACGTAATGTATATACCCGATTGGTAGTCCCTAATGCTGAATAAGCAGCTAATAGCCCGTACTCGTTTAATTCGTACCCTTGGATTGGTGTTCCTGCAGTTGTTGTATAGAAGAACGGTACACCATAGAAATCAGCCAAATCTTTTTGACTTGTGATTTGATATAATTTACCTGCATTTGCCGCAGTAGTGCCAGGTGCTACACCTGTGCCGGACGGATTTGCTTTATTCTGTGCTGTTGCGAAAACTACAAGCGGTACAGATGCGCCTGGTGCTGGTAAATATTGACTTTGGTCAATGATTGTGACTTCTACGCCTGGTGATGTTAATGCCATTTTATTTTTCCTTTAGTAAAATTTTGAGGTTTACAACCTAATTGCATACTATTATTTATGAATAAATGAAAAAAAGATGGGATTACCGTACCTTTGAAGGTTGGAAACAACTAAATATAGTATGTTAAATCAACGTCCAATATGTAAGACATGTAACAAGAATCACGCAGCAATAAACTATAAACGTGATGGTGTTACACATTACAGAAGCATATGCGACGAATGTGGTAGAAAGAAGCAGAAGCAAAAACCACACAAAGCCAATTGGACTAAGAGTGGTTATAAGAAAAAAGCCACATGTGATTTATGTGGCTTTAAGAGTTTATTTGTTACACAAATAACAGTGTTTCATATTGACGGAAACTTAGAACATATAGAACATACTAATTTACGTAGTATATGTTTAAATTGTGTGGAAGTGGTTAAGAAAAAAGAAGTTACATGGCAGCGCGGAGACCTTCAGATTGCCTATTGAGTATCTCGTACATTTTATTATGTAACTCATCAATTGTACTGTTGTTTTCAATAATATAATTGTACTTTAATCCTATACTACTATATTCACTAGCATGAATTTTCATATTATCTAATTTCATCTTGCTTAGTGCCCAAGATGAATTACCATTTGGTCCTCTATTATATGATATCGCAGAATCATACCAGTCGGGATTAGGGCCGCGCTGCACTCTAATTGCTACCCCTCCTGCATTTTTGATAGCAGCAACTTCATTAGAAAATCTACAGTCTGTAATTACAATATCTTCTTTGGAATTTAATAGCTTGTGTTCTACACTTGCCACCCAGATATCATTGTGAAAATGATTGCGACATACATCTGTCCCCCAATACTGTAGAATCCATCTTGGCGTAATTTCTATGCCTAAACGATTGCTCCACCATTCATCTTTTTTCTCACGCCATTTCCTACTAGCTTTTGTTGTACCTTCCAAGTATTCTCGGTCCCATCCAAAAACTGCTGCTACTGCATCTTTAAGACTAGACGCAAAACTAACTCGTTTGAAACCATGATGTGTAGTAAGATAATCTGCAATGGTGTCCTTGCCCGAACCTATTAAACCTGTAATTCCTATGATCATAAAAGAAAACTCCTGTAACAATACTTATTGTATTACAGGAGTGTGAAAAAGAAAACTGTTTAGGTTAACTATCCACTTCATTGTTTTTCAAAGTAACCAGTGCGTCTTTTGCTCCGGCTTTCTTTAATCCGGCATAACGATGATGACCATTTATGATATCATAGTTTCCGTCTGGACGAGGAGCCACAAATAAAGTACCAGCTTCATCATCCCATTCAGGTGTTCCTGCTCTCCTAGTAAATATATCAACTACATCCGGATCCATTTGATTCCAGTCGTATGAATCTCGTGTAGGGACAAGTTTATCTAAACTGACTCTAAATGATTCAACGATAAATTCACTAGCTTTCATTAACCTTGTATCCATGTTAAGGGCTGGGAATAGTCAACGTATTTCTTCAAATCTTCAATGAGTGATTCCATTGCTGCTTTACCCTCTGCTTTCATAGCAGTACCATTTAATGTTGTGCCACCACCCGGTCCAGCAATAGTTCCGAATTTCTCTCGGGCTTCACCAATCATAATCTTTAGTTGTGATAAGATAAAGTCACCAATCCAAACACCAGCGCCCGGATCTTGTAATAATATTTCTTCTGTCTTCTGTACATCGGCCCATATCAATACACGCTCACCCGATCCTTTTGGATCACGTACTATACGCAATACTTTAGACACTGGGTTAAATGTATATGTTACATAACCACCAAACATCCTTGCTGCTAACTCAACATACCCTGCATAAAAGTCATATGTTGCCATACCACCTGCATAGTTATAGTTAAGCAAATAGGTATTTAAAATAGCACTACTGAACGGATCAAAACTACTACTAGATGGTCCAGTTTCTAGTCCAATCGTTCTACGAAAAATACTTCTGACATTGATAAACTCAGCAGGTAAAGTGTAAGTATCAACATTCTTTTCAATAGTCATTAGAATGTAAGATTCTTCAGTGGCAGCTTGTGCCCTTTGACGATAAACCTTAATAGCGTAATTGTACGCAGCTTCGTAATGTTGAGGATCCAATTCAATATCAATCATCCCGTCACCAAGACGATATCTAAGATTGGTAAACAGTCCTTCTTTTAATTCATCTAAAGTTAGACCTGAAGGGGTAGAAAGAGGACTGGCGGTTGGATATGTTGACATAAGTGTTACCTAATAATACTATTTATCAGGTAAC